TACATAATTCGAAAGTTAATTATGATATAAATGTATTAGATAATTTTTGTAATGAAAATAATATAGTACTAACAGATGATTATTCAAATAAATTAGTAAATAGAGATACTATAATTGAAGGAATTTGTAAAAATTGTAATTGTGAAAATATTTTTAGTAAACCATTTAGGCAACTATTAAAAATAAATGGATATTGTGATTTTTGCAGTAAAGAAAATGGTAAAATAAAAATTTTAGAAACAACCATGAAAAAATATGGTGTAAATCATATTATGAAATTACAAGATTTTAAGGATAAAATAAAACAAACTATGATAAATAAATACGGAGTACAACACAATTCTCAATTGGAAATTATAAAACAAAAGAAACGTGAGAAAAGCATTAAAAAATTTGGTACTGAATATCCACTACAAAATAACGAAATTAGAAATAAAATAAAACATACTAATTTACAAAAATATGGTGTCGAAAATCCACAACAGAATATTGAAATAAAAAATAGAAATGATGAAAAAAATATGATAAAATATGGCGTTAAACATTTGTTTCAATCACAATATTTTAAAGATAAAACATTTCAAACCAATTTAGAGAAATATGGAGTTTCACACCATTCACAAAATGCAGAAATAGCTGAATACATGTTACAGTCTTCATATAATAAAAAGAATTATACTTTGCCATCTGGAAAGGTAACAACATATCAAGGTTATGAAAATTTTGCACTAGACGAGCTTTTGTTTATTGAAAAAATAGATGAAGACGATATAATTACTGATAGAAAACTAGTGCCTGAAATATGGTATAATGACACAAACAACAAGAAACATAGACATTATGTTGATATTTATATCAAATCACAAAATCGATGTGTAGAAGTAAAATCAACATGGACAAATCAAGAGAAAAATAACGTATTAGAAAAGAAAATGGCTGCAGAAATGTTAGGATATAAATATGACATTTGGATTTATGATAAAAAGAAAAATAAAACTGAACTATAATAAAAAACAACCAAACCAAACCAAACACTAAATCGTAGGTATAAACTCCCAATCTAGTTCTTCACAAATCTTTTTCCAAATATTATCCTGTTCAATTCGTTTCTCTCTATCCTTCAACATTGGGAAATGTTCCAAGTATTGATTTTCTTTTAACAACTCACAAAGTTTGTACGCAGTATAATAATAATTTAAAAAATTAACTCGATCATCAGGACAGAATTTCGAATAAGGTGCTTGTAATTCCATAAACAAATTAAACAATTTATCCTCTAATTCAGGAGACATGACAGGAGGTTTTATACCTAATTTGTCTTTTATAAAAGGAATATGTTCATAGTATTTATTATACCCAAGTTTTTTAAGAATTTCTTTTGTTTTTGAATTGGTAATTTGTGTTACCTTAATGCGCTCTTTTTTGATTTGATGTTTAATATTTTCAATCACTTCAGGCGGAATTTGTGTCGTTTCTTTTCCTTGAAATTGTGCGATAATTTCTTTAAAATGATTGATTCTTTTATATGCATAAAAACAAACTTCTTTAGGAGGTTCTTTGTAAGAAGGTTTCTCATTTTCTATTAAATAAGGCACATTTTTAAAACAGACATTACATATTAAAATCCCTTCATCATCAAGAGGTATTAGCTCACCTTTATAACAAAATTTACAAATATCAGAATTATTTACAAAATGATTTACATCGATAAATGAATCGTCGATATTACTCAAGTATTTTTTTACAATGTTGTTGTTTTTGTTTTCAATTGTGATATTGTGATTATCCTTTAATTTAAAGAAACTAGCTAGTTTTTTTGTTTTTTCTGTTGTAACCATTCCAGTATTAATTTTGTTAGAGTTATAACTTTCATCTACTACGACACTATCGCCAATAAAAACATCATTCGAGATACTTTTTTTATTTTCAAAATAATCAAAAATATATTTTGAATTGTCCAAATAATATGTCTTTCTTTTTTCTTTAATTCTCTTAATTTCATTTTGAATTTCTTTGATTTTATCCTTTATATCCATTATTTCTTCAATTGACAAACCAGAATCGCTTTTTTTTTGCAAATGTATTAATTTTTCATGTAATTTTAATTTTTCTCTTTTCAATTTAGGAATTGTATTTTCTTCATCATATTGAAATTGATCAACAAACTCACTATGTTTTCCGTCCAGGGTTGTTGATATTTTTTTATCTATAAATATTTTTTTTTCTAGTTTAGGCTTAAATGATGGCATGTTTTAAATAAATACTGGATGACAAATAAATATAATAATAAATATTATAGCGTATTATTTAATTCATATTTACTGTCAAATAATATAATTTAATATTTCCTTATATTGTGTTTTATATATTGCGTTTATATATTGAAATAAAGGCATGTTAAGTAATTAAGTAATTTCAATATATTTAATATAAATTGTATATTAATTTATACTATTTATTATTTACATATGCATATATCATAACATTTTTTTAGGATTTACACCAAATTAATTCATATGTTTTATTGACAACAAATACGAATTAATTTAATTAATTTAAATTCCATAATTTTTTTTTCTTTAGGAATAGTATAAAAATGGGAGGAGGTCTAATGCAACTAGTCGCCTACGGCGCTCAAGATGTCTATCTTACAGGTAATCCACAAATCACTTTCTGGAAAGTAACATACAGACGTTACACCAACTTTGCTATTGAATCTATTGAACAAACATTCAACGGTCAAGCCGATTTCGGTCGTCGTGTCCAATGTGTTATCAGTAGAAACGGTGATCTTGCTTACCGTACATATTTACAAGTAACACTTCCTGAAATCAACCAACTTATGGGTGTCGGTGCCTACATTGCTGGTGAAGGTACTGGTGTCTATGCCCGTTGGTTAGATTTCCCAGGTGAGCAACTTATTGCTCAAGTTGAAGTCGAAATTGGTGGTCAAAGAATTGATCGTCAATATGGTGACTGGATGCACATCTGGAATCAACTTACCATTTCTGCTGAACAACAACGTGGTTATTTCTCAATGATTGGTAACACCACTCAACTTACCTTCATCACTGATCCATCCTTCGCTGATGTTGATGGTCCTTGTGACTCCACAGCACCACGTCAAGTTTGTGCTCCAAGAAACGCTCTTCCAGAAACAACTCTGTACATTCCACTTCAATTTTGGTTCTGTACCAACCCTGGTCTAGCTCTTCCTTTAATCGCCTTAAAATCTGCAGGGCAGAAAAGCATCCAAACTAAAACATATGAGAACTGTTTTAGTGAAAATTTGTTAGGGGCTCATAATGATTTTTTAAATCATCCCCAGATGCTAGTCTCCTGTTACTAAAAATGTAACAGTAGGCAACAAGACCAAACTGCTGGAAGTTCCTAAAGCTGTAAAATTAAATTGTTTATGTAATAGACAATTTTTGGGGTACCAAATGATAAACGAAAGTTTGTCATGGCTGAGAGATAATGAACTCAGGTACGGTAAAAATCCCACAGATATTACAATGGATAATCAGCAACCAAGCCTCTAAATCCGATATGATTAGGACATGAGGAAGGCTCAACGACTAAATGGTTTTGGGTTTGAGAAGTTTAATCAACTTCAATGATAGCTTAAGATATAGTCTAATCCCTAGAAACATAAATACACCGAAAGGTGGGGTATAACGTGATGTGCAGTATCACGAAGTTAAAATTAACCTAGATATCCGTCCAATTGATGAGTGTCTATGGGCCGTTACAACCCTTTCATGTGCCACCCCAGACATGAAACCAACTGCTGCTACCCAATATTCCCCTGGTCGTCCAGTTCCAGCAACCATTGCTTACAATCAATCCCTTGTTGCTGCTTCCCTTTATGTTGATTACGTCTTCCTTGATACTGATGAACGTAGAAGAATGGCACAAAACCCACACGAGTACCTTATCACACAGCTTCAATTCACTGGTGATGAATCAGTCGGTTCATCATCCAACAAGATCAAGCTTAACTTCAACCACCCTGTTAAGGAATTAATCTGGGTTGTTCAACCTGATCAAAACGTTGATTACTGTTCATCCCTTGTCTGTGATGCTCTTCTATTCAAGGTTCTTGGTGCTCAACCATTCAACTACACTGATGCTGTTGATGCTCTTCCAAACGCTGTCCATGCTTTTGGTGGCCCAACTGAAGTCGGTAACCAAACTGGTTTCATTGATGCTCGTGGTCTATTCCAAGACGCTGGTGCCATGGATGCTTACATCCCTGATGGCTTCTCCGGCTACTGGCACGGTCCTTCCAATCCATACAATGAGCCAAACCTTGGTGGCGAACGTGTCCCACTAAATGCTGCTGCTGCCGCCGCCGCTGCTGCTGCCAACTCATTAGCCAGTCTAACAGCTGTCCAAGATCTTGATCCTAACCACATCGGTGGATCCACTGTTTCTGATGCCGGAACATTCGTTCTTACAGAGACATCCCTAGACATGCATTGTTGGGGTCAAAACCCAGTCGTCACCGCTAAGCTTCAACTTAACGGCCAAGATCGTTTCTCTGAGCGTGAAGGTTCATACTTCGATGTTGTCCAACCATACCAAGCTCACACCAGAAACCCAGACACTGGTATCAATGTTTATTCATTTGCCCTTCGCCCAGAAGAGCATCAACCAAGTGGCACATGTAACTTCTCCAGAATTGATAACGCTACCCTTCAACTAGTACTTTCCAACGCCACCGTTGAAGGTACCAAGACTGCCAAGGTTAGAGTTTATGCCACAAACTACAACGTTTTAAGAATAATGAGTGGTATGGGTGGGTTAGCATATTCCAACTGAGCGGTTTGTTACGATTTATCGTGTCAATATTTTTATATTATTTTCATAAAATTAAAATAAATATTCATATTATTTAAATAGAATATTGCTTATTTTATAACATAAGCAATATTTTTTGCTCCCGAAGATTCGTGAGGAAAATAAAATGTTATGATAAATTGATATATCCAATTAAGTTGGATTGTTACGATTTATCGTGTCAA